ATTGCCCGACTCTGCAACTGAAGTTGTTCAAGTGCTGTGCGTGGCTTGCTGTTGTTTATATGTTCTTCCATATCGTGAAAACGATTGATGTATCTTGCTGTAAATTCTGTTCCCTTTGTGCCTGTAAGCTTATGTGCTATAAACTCACAGCCTTTCTTGGTTACATTGTAGCAAGGTCTTATTTCTCCTTTATTATCCTTGTATGTACTTTCTGTAAAGAAATCAACGAAGCCAATCTTGGATTGGTTAAACTGCTCTACATAATTTCTTATGTCCCTTAATAATTTACTATGTTCTTTTCCAACCATTTCGGCTACTTCAATGCTTGTTATCGTCTGCTCTATCTTATTCATTTTTAAATCAATCTCCTTTTAAAATTATGTTGACCAATTCCAAAAGTAAGATATAATATTAATACCAGTACTTTGGTATTGGTGTGTTGAAGAAGTTCGTTTTGCTTGGTAGGTGGGCGAACTTCTTTTTTGTTATTTAATTCCCAATTTTTCTTTTAGTAGTTTTATTCCCTCAACAACTGCATTAACTCTTTGAGTATTCAATGCATTAGCACATTCTTGTATATCTTCAATTTCTTCTTTTGACATTCTGAAGCCTATCTTTTCTGTTCTAGGATTGTCTGTGGGTCTACCCATTTTCTTCTTATCTACTTTAATCACCTCTTGACTCTTGCCTTGTAACCAAATAAATGATATTATCTATTTGGTATCGAGCGGTGGCAAGTACCGCCCGAATTTTTCGTTGTCAGCCTTGCTTATTTATTAAGCAGGGCTTTTACTTTTTCTCTAGCTTCTTCAATGTCTTTACATTCATTGAGTATTGCAAGAATTTTTCTTGTCTGATTTTCTTCTGCTGTTTCCTTAAGCAATTCACCAATATTCATATCGTCTTCCATTCTTTTCTCCTTTCCAGCTACTTGCCTGCTTTACTCGTTAAGTATTCCTCAACTGCAATCTTATTATAACTTTTGGTCGACCATAAGTCAAGAGGTTTTTAAAATTATTTTGCGATATATCGTATGCTCACCTTATCACTTTATTAAAAGCTTGTAAACCGCTGTATTTCTCTATATTTCTCGTCAGTTTATACTTTTTTATTATAATTTTTATGAATAAAAATCTAGCAAGATACGCATAATGTAATACATTATAAAAATACTGCCATTTTATAAATTTTATTAAATAATTATTATTGCAGCCTACCTCTGCAATCAAAAAAGACGCAGCCTTTCGCCACGTCTTAGCTTATTCTTGGGGAGGTCAGGAGCCTTCCCTGACAGGACTTCTCCCCTATATTCAATTAAATATTTCATATCTTCCTTTCTTTTGGGCATAAAAATAGCACCCACAGCGTATTGCTATGCGTGCTTATTTCTTCCTTTTTTCTATTTCATATAAAGTATCTATTATAGCCTGATGATATAGTTTAATATCTACATCATCCTGATACATTCCCATTGTTAATCTATTCTGTAATATTAATACATGCCTTTTAAGCTGTGTCATTACAAAATCATCATCTTCCATAAATATTTCAGATTGTGATTTTTCTTTTTTCACTGGCTCTGGTGGCGGTGAATATCTTTTCAACATACGTTTCCTTTCTGTTGCACCGGTGCAACTTGGGTATAAAAATAACAGCTCTATAGCTGTTTATTCAATCTAATCTTCAATTTTCTTAATATCATATGCTACTGCACACTGATGTTCTATTTTACAACCTCTAGCCTTATCCCAGCCTTTAACAAAATATACAACATCAGCCTGTGATAGAAGTTCTATTGATTTTCCTAAAAACCACAATGGCTTAGCTTCTGCTGGTGCTCCTTCAAAAAAAGACTCTATAACTTCTACTTTCTCACCTAATAGCAGCTCTGCATATTCTATTGCCTTTTTCCTTGTTTCTTTTATTTCCTCGTCTGTTTTACCTGCCATAGGCTGGCTAATAAATAATTTTTTCATACTGTCTTGTCCTCACTTTCTTAAAATTAGGTATAAAAATACCACCAATCTCTCGACTGGTGGCTACTCATCTACTGTTCCTGTTCCCAAGCCCACTTTTAAAATTTCTCAGCAGCTTCTATTGCTTCTTTAGGGGAATTTTCAAGATGACACCCAATCATATATGGTTCAAAAATATCAATAAGTTTCTGTATCTCTTCTGGATATTTTACTGGCATAATTTACCTCCATTTCTTTTTATTAATGTCATATATTCCGCTTCGACTTCATCATAGCGATTTGCAAAATACATTTTCTTTGCATAATCACTTATCTTGCCTACATTAATATTTATTTATACCAAGTGCGTCACTTGATATATAAATACACCTATATTAATAATTAAGAGGTTTACCTGCTTTTATCCATTCTTCAAATGTTATATCTTTAGGTAAAATTTTCCAGTTCTGTAAAACTTTAAATGTTGTTCTATTATTTTTTTCTATTTCCTCATCAGTTTTTTGGGGTGGATTTATAAATCTCTCACGCTCTTCTTTTGTTAATTTTTGTTTTTCCTCCTCCGTAAAATTAACTTCACTAAGTTCCATCCTAAGTTTAAAACATTCTTCTGGAGAAAGTTCTTTTCCTCTTTGCATTTGCTCTGCTTCTGGTAGTAAAAGCCATTCTCTTGCTGTTAACTTCATTTAATCCGCCTCCTCTAAAAGAATATGCCAAATCTCCCCGACTAATATTTTTGAAATAACTTTAAATTTACTATTTCGCTCATAAAGGACTTCATTTTCATTTAAGCCAATAGAACTTATATCTCGCCCATTTTTGGTATTTTGTATATAAATTTTTATTTTTGCTAAATCATTATATCCTTCTGTCTTTGATGTACTCCAGTATTGTTTAATTGTTATTATTGTTCCTTCAACATATTCACTTACAAATTCTTTAATTCTATCTTGCTCATCCTTCCTGTCAGAAAAATCAACAGTTCTTATTAAATTTCCATTGAATTTTGATATTTTTGACAGTGCTACATCTAAATTGTTTACAAGTTGTTTATGTTCTGATTTTAAATTTGATAAATCATTTGCATTTCTTAAAACATCATTTATAATATATGCTTCAAAGCTCTTATATTGTGTAACTGCTTGTAATTCTTTATCTGATAAATTCATTATATCATTCTTATGTAATTCCTCAATATGTTTTTCAGAACTACCATTAAATAATATACTTTGCTCCCACTGTTCCTTTCTAGCCGCATACATCTTCTTGTTATCCGGATCTAAGGAATACTTTGAAAGCCTGTCGAACTGCTCAACCATCCTGCCTGCATATTGCCGCTTCTGGTCCTGCTTGTAATCTTCCTTGACCTTTTCTAACTCTTCCTTGGTAAACTTACTGTCTGGCTCTTCATCCAGCTCAGGGAAATATGTTGTATGTACGTCTTTGCAATTTGGATGGTACAACCCCGCAGCTATTGCAGATGACATAAGCGGATAAGGACCATCAGATGCCTTACCGCCACTCCATACATCATCTATAAGTACTTTTCCAACAAATGGAAGGCACTTAGGACAGGCATTAGCACGCTTATTCATAATAACTGTACTAATTCCCCAGGACTGTCTCATCTCTCCCTCTCCGGTTAGATATGCACGCTTACTGGCTGTCTGAATAGCCATTCTGGCATAATCCTTTACTGTATGCCTGCTGCCATTCGCATATTCAATACAGTTAATACCAGCTTTAAGAAAATCTCTTGTAGCCATATCAACTGCTTTCTCATATGTTCCTGCACCTGTATTTGCATACACCTGAGCATTGAATATTATCTGCCGATATTTATCCTCCGACATTCTTAACATAGAATGTTCAGCTCTAGTAAAATCCGCCTTTGTGGCTTTTATAAGTGCATCTAACTTCCTGGTATTTAATTTGAAAAAAGCACCCTCAGTGCCCTGTGACACTTTAGATGCTTTAAATCCTTTTTTAATTGCTCTTAATATCTTCTGTTCCTGCTCTGTACCGCCTGCCTGTCTGGCAGCAAATATCATAGCCTCTATTGAATCATTGATATTACTGAATGACTTTGTAAACTTCTTTTTGTTTTCAGCCTTATATCTCTCCAACGCCTTTATCTGTTCCACCTGCCATTGTGTCCAGTTAAATCCCTCTTTAGTCTCCTCTGCCATATGGTGTTCAAGATTGCGTATCATTGAAGCTATCAGCTCATCTTCTATAGCTCTAAAGGCTTTCTCTATGTCATAATCTGTGTTAAGTGCCATAAGCTACCTCACTTGTTATCAAAAACTGTAAAATCGTTTCAAACCCCTTAAAATCGTTTCAAAAACCATAAAATCGTTATCATAGCCATCAAACCGTGAAGCCATCTGCCTGCATATTAAGTGCCGGCTCTTCCATATCAGATATACCCTGCTCAGCCTTAAGCCTTGCTATCTCTTCCTGCTTCCATTCATCATCCTTGGTATCTCCATACAGCTCATCAACAGATGCCTCTATGCTCATAATACCGCCCTGCTTTGCCTTGCTGACTGTTTCTACCTGGCTTTCAAAAGATGGGTTAGCATATTCGCCAAATGTCACATCAATATCTATATCCTTAATAGCTGTCTTATTAAGCGTGTCTATGGCATTAAATGTTGCTGTAACAAGCTTTGGAAGAACCTTCTGAAGCCGCTCTACAATGTTATTTCTGCTGTAAAGCGTTGCTTTCTCTTTCTCCCTCTGTGCATCCGCATTATCCAGTTTCTTAACATCTATGCCTAATGTTGATGGGCTCATAATCCCCTGTAAACAAAGATCCAACGCTGTGATATATGTTGCAAGATAGCTTTCGTGTGGGATATTGCCCTGTACAAGCTCTATCTTATTAACTGTACCTTCTGCCATGCTGCCATCTGTTTTTATATAGGCATTATCAAAAGCATTAGGCTTTAGCACTTTTCCATCCAGGGGATTCCTTGGTAACATATTCTCCGGTATATATTCCTTTGTTCTATTCCTCCTTAAGGCATCCATCCATTGTGACCATGCTTCATCCAGCGCATCAAAGTTATCTATCTTTGCATCAAATATGCTCTTGCCTCGTCCTTTATACTTGGCTGACTTATAAAACAGAAGAGGAACAGCCATTATAAACTTGTCATTCCAGGTAACATCACTAAGATGTGCCAGCTCCGGTATAACACTTAAATCATATTCCCTGCCGCCTCTTGTAAGCTCATAATGTATGTAGCCTATGCCATAATGTTCAAGTAATACATATTCCTGTCTCTGCACGTTATACACAGTCTTAAACACTATCTCCTTAACTCTTCCCCTGTCCTTGATAATCTCTGTCTTATCACCAGAGTAGAATTCCAATATAGGATACTTGCTAAGGTTCGTATCGAACGATATCTTGAATGCTCCATCACCGATATAAAGTGTTTCTGTTATTGCCTGCTTAACAAGCTCAATGAAATCATTTTCCTCTGCTATCTTATCCCATTCTGTCTGCCTGCTGCCAGCATCTATTAAATTCATATCATCTGTTACTATACTGGCCAGCATATCGCATAACATAGCAGGGAGACCTACGTGTATCTTTCTTATCTCCATACCTATTGTACAGGATGCAGACCAGAACCTTGTCTTGTCACCATCTATCTGGCTGTATAGCTGTGACAATTCTTCACTCTCACCTCTGTACCATATCTTGTTCTTTATGGCATTTCCCTCGTAATCAAGAGTTTCCTGTATGCTTATGGATCCATTAACAGCCGGCTGGATGTGCAGCCACGTTCTTATTCCTGTTTTTATCTTCTCTGCCATACTTGTAAATATGTTCACCTCTCTCACTCTCCTATCTGGAATTATTTCTTATTCTCTATACCTATCCTGCTTCGATAAGGAATCCAGCCATACTGTACGCTGTTTACCATATGGTCATTGCCATCCTCAGGCTCACAGTCCTTATCTTCAAGCCACGAATACGTTTCTAACTCTGTCTTGTAATTCGTGCAAGTATCGACAATATAAAAGCTTGGCTCTCTGCCCTTTTCGTCATTAAAGGACATCCAGCCAAGCTGTAAGTTAATTCTATCTATTATGGTTACTTTCTTATACGCATTATTAAATATATACTGGCAGTCAATGTGTTCTCTCTTGTACTTGGCAAACTCTGTTATCGTTGCCTGATCAGCGTTATCTATAAACACATTTTTTGACATTCCACCCCATTCTTTTCTGTTACGCTCCAGGAAGTCAATGTAATTCCTTACCGTATCAGACGGAGCTATTGGTATATCAAGTTCTGCATTGTTATACACCTTTTCATCCAGCACTATCAGCTTGCCCTTGTTTGTTATTCCCATAAAGGACATAGCAATCGTATCCGGGCTCTTGGTTGAATAAGCTGTATCAAGTCCGCTGGTGAATATTATGAAATATTCGCCCTGCATTTCATCAACCTCACGTCTGATGTATGACTTTGCCTGATCTCTAGTAATGATATGCCTATTGCAGAAATTAGAAAAGACAAGACCGGTAGCCTTGCCTCGTAATCCTAATATCTTGTTTTTATATATCTTAGTGCCAGGAGGATAGCTCATTTTTTTCTGTTCTATCTTCTCTGGTGTCATAGATATATTGTCTGTCATATTAAAGAACCAGTACACCCAGCCTTTAATAGGCTCACAACCGTTAAGGTCCTTCCATATTTCTTCCGGCACATCTGCCCTGTACTTATCTATAGGCCTTGCATGATTGATGTATTCTGAATATATAGGAAGTGTAGGCGCATCCGGGTTAAGCGTACCTACAAAGTATTCAGAACGTCCGAATATCTCTCGTATGAAGTCTATGTTAGCTGTATTGCACTCATCTACCCACACACATCCAAACTGTGAACCCAAGGCATTCTTCCATTTACTGGCATTATCATAGCCAAGAATATATATTATCTTAGTACTGCTGCCAGTTTTGAATTTAATGTGCGGAAGTTTATTTTCTTTATCGCCATTACCACAGTATTCCAGATTGGGGAATATCTGTAACAATCCCATATCAGCATTTATTATATTCTTCTCAATAACACCTGTTGTATTACCTGCTATAACGTGCAGCTTCATATCTGATTCAGCTACATTCATAATGAACTTAACAGCTACTGTTGTTGTCTTTCCTGATGCAGTTGAACCCTCTAAGAACTCTGCTCTTGCAGGTGTGTCTATGTAATCCCAGTATTTATCACTTAGAAGCATCTGGCTCACCTCTTGCTTTACGCTGTGCAAGAAGCTCTGCAAGCTCGTTTTTTACAGAATCATTTATATTTGCTTCTATCTTATCCGTGAACATTCCAAGATGTTTGCCAAGAAGCTCCAACGCCCTTACCTTGTCACATGGCTTGACCTCTAATCCATCTCGCCCTTTCTTAATAACAGCTAATGCACGCTTTTGTTCTTCTGTAAGTTCTTCTGTCAATACTGGCTCTACAGTCCTGTATGTAGCAGGTTTGCCATCTTCATCCAGTATATCCACAAGCATTCCGCCTACTTCTGCTTTCATCTTCTTCTCGACTACATGTGCATAATCTGCTGTATTAGAAAAAGCTATCAGTGCAAGTTCCCTGATTACTCGCTCCTGAGTAATCTCTGTCTTGCGTGATAGTTCTTTTTGTCGCTCTCCTATGTACTGTGAAATTGTAGTATTTTGTAGTAATTTTGATGCATTTGTATTTGCATACTTTTCTGTGTACCCCGCCCTAATAGCCGCTTGTGTGGCATTAAGGTCTATAAGGTATTCATCACAGAATTTCCGTTGTTTATCTGTTAGCCTCACACAATCAGCTCCTTTCTAACTTAAAATAAAAAAGAC